GTTAGCTGACCAATATTCTGTTGTTAATGCACCGTTAATTAACATATCTAAAATTTCAAGATCAATTTCCATTGATACATATTCACTTAACATTGAAGTTAATTCAGCTTCAGCGTCAATTGAATGATATGCATTTAAATCTTGAGCAAATTCAGGAGTCCAAACAGCCTTTAGTTTTCTAGTCTTAGCAACTATAGGATCTGATTGCATTTCAAGATTTACTTCTGGGATATCAATATCAGTACCTTGATTGATTCCGTTAGCTCCAGATCCTTTGAAAGGATTTGAATCTTCGAAGTCACCTCTAGATATATCAGATGGTTGAGCACTATATTTTACAATATATTCACCAGCACCAGGTACTAATCCACTTGATCCAGTAATTACAAACTCAACATGTGTCTTAGCAGCGTTTACTTTTGTAAATGCACTTATTTGATTAACAGTACCACCTGATCCAGATGTTATAACAAATGATCTTACTGCGGTATTGTCTGATCCAGATAATGATGATAATGGTATAGATACAACACTATAACCACCAGCAGCACCAAATCCAGCAATATCGGTATATGCAGAATCATAATTTACAGATGCAGATGTTGCAGCTGCTGCTGACGTTGCTGAAGCAGTAACTGCTAATTCATTAATTGAGTATCCAAATCTACCAGCACCATAAAGACCACCTGATGGGTCATTTTCGGTAGTAGTTATACCAAACATAGAATCAGCCGCACTTTGTGGTCCAAAAGGATCACCTGTTTGTGCTAAACTATCTGCGTTATCGTCATCGAATCCTGGTTGTGCAGTACCGTATTTGAAATCCAAATAAAATACTAGACCTGATGGCAAGTTCATTGGTTGTACAGAAACAAATTCTTTTGCTGCAAATTCAGCAAAGATTCTTCTTACCAATGGAAGTGCTACACCAGCCCATTCTTCTGATCCTTCTGTTGTACCAGTTGAAGACGCTTCTTTTACAAGTTGTCTTGCTTGGTTTTCTAGAAGTTGAGCCATTCCGGCTTTTTCAGTCTCGGACTTAAGTCCTTCTAAGAGACCGGTTCTTTCCCATTTGTTTACAGTTTTTAACGCTGCATTTCTTTGGGAAGGATTATTATCTTCTAATAAAGATGAAATTTTCATTTTTAATTTTCCTTTTTAATTAATCTAGTAATCCGGCTAACTTCTTCCATCTGTTAGCTAATTGATTACCTTCATTGATTATTGTTTTAGTTGCAGGAGCAGTTGATTCAACTGGCTTAGAGGCAGAGCCTTCTTTAACCACTTTTCTCTTTTTTACAGGAACTGTAAAATTTTCTGCTAATGTACTAAATACAAGTTTAACTTCTCTTGTATTACCAGCTCTATCGAAATTTTCGATAACTGTCATTTTTTGACTTTCTGATAATTCAAAATTTCTAAATAATTTATTCGTGTAAAGAAGTTTTGCATTTAAAAGATTAACTTCATTGATAGTGTCTCTTAAAGATTCAATAGTGTCATATGCTTCGGTTAATTCTTCAGTCATTTCTTCTACTTTTTCTTTAGATTCTGTATCATCATGATCTTCACCTTCTTCTACTTTTTCTTTAGGTTCTTCTTCTTTGTCTTCTTCCGAAAGAATTTCTTCAATGATTTCATCAATATTGAATTCTTCATTTTTCATTTCTTTTGGTTCAGCCATTAAATCATTGCCTTTTGCATCAGTAGAATCAGCTGCGTCAGAATTGTGAGCATCTTCTGCTAACTCTTCTTCAGTTAATTCTTCTTCATTTAAATCTTCTTCTAGCTCTTTTATGATTGCTTCTAGTTCTAGATCTTCTTCAACACCTGGATTTTGATCAGATGGATCTTCGTCAGCATCCATCATCATTCCTTCCATTTCCATTTCATCAGTGTTTGGTTCTTCGCCCATATCCATGTCAGGTGCAGCATCCATATCTACATCCATTTCAGCTCCTTCAGTATCGTCGGCTTTGACATATTTTTCGCCGTCGACAACTACTGATGGTTCTTCCATAGGTGCTTCTATTTCTGCTTCTGCATCCATATCCATATCCATTTCGTCTTCATACAAATCTTCTGATAATTTGGTTGATAGCATGTTGTGAATTCTAGGAGCAAAAGCTTCTTCAAGAGCTATTTTAGCGTTTGCTAATGCTGTTTCCTTAACGGCTTTTGCATCTGCAATTGCTTCTTTTAGTAAATCCGATTTCTCGTTCATTACATTTCTCCTTAAATTTTTTTTATTGGAAATAAGATTATTGTAAATCTTAATAAGAATATTAATTATAATTGACGCTATATAGAGATAACGTATTTACTATAAATATAAACAAAATCAAAAAACAGTAAAAAAGTCCTGAACTAAATCAGGACCTATTAATTATTTATATTATTCAGAATACATATCAGCTATTCTTTGTTTATATATAGCTGCTTGTTTTTGTTTTCTTTTAGTTATACTAGGTTTTTCAAAATCTTGTAATGATTTTAATTTATTAATTGAATCTGCAGATTTGACTTGTTTTTTCCAAATTCTTAATGCAAAATTAATATCTCGATTAATTACTTTTGTTGATTTACAATTTCCTGGAACTATTGATTTGTGGTATTTTATTTGTTTATTCATTTTCTGAGGGGGTAACTTGTTGTTTTTGTATTGGTCTTAATGTAAACTTAAATTTTTCAACTTCTGGTAGTTGGCTTATGAATCCTTGAACTCTTTGTGATTCTTTAGCAGGATCTTCTCCTAATCTAATATAAAAGAATCCTTTTCCAGCTGCATCATCAAATTTTGTCTTAATAACATGCATTCCTTTTTTATTTAAAAATGCTTGTATATCAGCTTTGACATTACCTGATGTAGCTGGATCTATTAATTTATATAAAAATCCGCCTTTATAATCAGTTAACTTATTTAATAAATCAGCTTCGTTTGTTTGTGGCTTCATTCCAAAGAATTGATGATACATGTTATCAACTGTCGACATTACTTTCCTTTATTATAATAATTTTTTATTAATAATCAAAATTAATTTACATCAAAATATTTACCTAAACCTTGACCAATATCTTCATATGCTGCAGAAAGTCTTTCTTGTAGCTGTGAAATTTCTTGAGCTGTTTTTTCGAAAACCTTATATGACTCATTTAATCCCTTCATGTGTCTATTAACAGTAATACCATCAAACCAATCTCCTTCTGATAATGTTACTTGTTGTGCCATCTCTACCATATATTTAACACGTTCACATAATTCTTTAAGATCTCCTTTTCCATAAACAGATTCTCCTAATGCGGAATATCCTTTTACTGATTCTACAAATTTACGTTTTTGTTCATTTGTAAGCTTAACTGGTTCTCTTTCTAGTGCTTCTAATATTTCTTTAAATTTCATGGTAAAATCCTACATTTGCCACTATCACATAATATTGAAGTAATAATGTCATTTACTTTTTTATAATTTTTTGTTTTACTGTTTACTGACTCGTTCATTGGTCTTAAAAATGCTCCATGAGTAGATGGATTTGATACAAAGTCAAAACAAATTAATTCAAAATCTTCTTGAACTTCGACTGCTGATTCTTTATAAAGTTCTTTAACTGAACCTAATCCTCTACTAGATATTCCTAATGTAATACCAGCATCAAATAATGATTTTAATTTTTTTTCAGCTTGCGATTATAATATTTGTACCGCTCCCATTAAATCATCGCCATTCCACCACATTTTTAAGACATTATGAGAAACGTTATTTAAATTAACTACTGAAGATTCAGGATGATCTAATTCTCCTAATGCTCTATTTTGATCAATATATTCTTTTTGATATTTTTTAGCTTCTCGATTTAATATATTTTTAGGATATACTCTACCATTTTGATTTTTAGCTCCTGCTCTTTGTAATACTCCTTGAACAACTAATCCTCCAGGTATTCCATATTGTTTGCCTAATTGTTCATTAATTGGATCTATAGGCTTGAATGGTATATATTCTAGTAGTAAATTTTTACTCATATTATTCTCCTAAACTTCTAACTCTTTCAGATATTTTTAATAATCTTTCTGAAATTTTCTTTAATGCGGTTTGAGTAGATTTACCATATGTTGATCCAGCAATACCAGATTCATTTTTTAATCTAGATGTATATTTAACTAGTTGTTCTATTTCTTGTAATTTTTTTGCTACTTCTTTTATTGTTCCATTAACCGTTTGCGATGGAGTAGACTTTGGATTACCAATTGAAAATTTAGAATATGATTCAATCATTGCAGCATACTTTTGATCCATTGCTGCTTGTACTGATTCATATTTCATATTTTTTTTCTTTTTCTCTTGTGCTTTTGTTGAAAATGCATTTGGAGTATTATATCCAGCAATTGCGCCTGTTACATTTTGTTCGTCTATTTCTTCGTCAACAACTTTTATAGTATCTTTATCATCAGCAGCTGCTTTAGCTTGTCTTAGCTTATCTTCAGGAACTTCAATGGTAGCTTCATTAGCTTGTGCAGCTGCTTGCTTCATTGGCTCTTCTTTGTCATTGTCTCCGTCTAAATCTAAAAAGTCAGGTTTAGCTTCTTCATTATATTTTTTGCCTTTAACTTTTGCAATTGCATCTTCTTTAGACATTCCGGAAGCTATCATTCTAGCAATTTGAACATCTGCAAAATCTTGATCTTTGTCTCCGTCATGATCTTGTTCTTGAATTTCTTTGAAT